TGTGGGCGGATATGTCAAACGGTATGAGTCAGTATTTTGGTGCTATGTCTCAAAACTTTGAAAAAGGTTCGGGGGTTTATAATACTCTGTTTGCTTTACAAAAAGGTTTTGCGATTGCAAGTGCTACTATCAGCATGATTCAAGGTGCAATGGAAGCATGGAAACTAGGTTTTCCGGCAGGACTTATGGCAGGAATGGGAGTTTTAGCGCAAGGTGCTAATCTCATAGGTCAGTTGCGTTCAGTGCAGTTCAGAGCAAAAGGCGGTAGATTAGATCCGAACGCTTTAACAGTTGTCGGAGAGCAGGGCGCAGAGTTAATAACCGGAGTCTCCGGAAATGTTATCAGTAATTCAAAGAGCCGTGATTTACTACAAAATGTAGGTGGTCAATCCAATGTTCAAGTAAATCTGATTGAAGATGCTTCAAGAGCAGGGCAAGTGAATCAGCGTACCGATGATGATACTCAGACAATCATTGATGTTATCGTTTCAAATATTCGTAACGGTGGCGCGGTTGCAAATGCAATGTCGGGAACTTACGGATTGGCAAGACAAGGATATTAAAAGATGGAATATTACCCTAATACTTTACCTAAATTTTTACAAAGCAGTTACAGTCTCAAACGTTCACCGTCGGTCATAAGAACTACCATGACAAACGGAACTGTAAGACAGCGTTTGCTATCAGTTGACGCACCGCATACACTGTCAGTTAACCTACAGTTCAATAACATCACTGATTATCAGACGTGGTTAAACTTTTACGAAAACAGCATTAATCACGGTTGCGATTGGTTTATTGCGCCTATTTTGAATGACCGCCTAGAAACCACAGATCCGATAATTGCAAGAAAAGTGCGGATTCAAAACGGACAGATTACAGAGTCTTTGAATTTTCGTAATAACATAGGCGCGTGTTACAAAATCAGTATGACACTAGACGTTGATAACGTGGAATTTGATCAAGCATGGAGCGAATACTATGCCTAGAGTTTTATTTGACATTGATTTTTCAAATCAGAGTTTTAATAACACAGCAGACGAGACAGACTGGATTTTGTCTCCGGCAAACACTTTAATCATTCCGGAGACTGCAACATATACCGAGCGTGATACGAATGTTTATGTACTGAATTGCGGTATAGACGACAATGGAGGACGTAATCTTTGTTTTGTTTCCCGAAAGTCACGAATAATTAAAGAATATGAATTAGAGATTGAATTTTCAAATTTTGTTAGAGCAAATCCGATTAATATCAATGATATGGTTACGTTCAGCGAATATGAATTAACAGTTGACGGAACTAGCTACATAATAGGCGATTACTTTGATAGTGATGATTACCACAAATACAAATTAAGACGCGAGGGAACAAATTTATATTGTTATATAGACAATAACCTTGTTTACACTTACGACGATACAGCCGAAAAATGCCTACTACAAGGAAAATTAAATTTTGGTTGTTTATTAACTTATAGTTATTCAAATGTTGATCATACTCAATATGTCAAGGCTACAGAATTAACCGTAGCACCATATATTACTGCAAGTTCAGACCAAATCACAGCCGGAGACTCAGTTCAACTAACGGTTAACGGTTCCGCAGTTTCCTATTTATGGTCAAACGGTGAAACTACTGCAAGCATTATTGTTGAACCTACTGCAACTGCAATCTACACTTGCGATGTAACAACCGCAGACGGACAGATTACCTTATCAAAAACAATCAAAGTAAGTGCAGATGTGGTTTATGGTACTAGGGGCGCAGTTGATGATGATACACTTTTTTTAATGAACTTTGCAGACGGAAAACTGAATGTATTAAAAGGCACTCTGATTAACGCAAACTGCATTGATGATCCGTATTACACAGAGCATTTAGAAGTTGATGGGGTATCAGTCGTAAACGGTGTGCCGTGGAATGATAAGAATAAAACAGTTCATTATTACGGGGTTAACCCTCCGTTTTTCGACAATTCATTTTGGCACAATGCAACTCTGCCGTTGGATTTGACTTTTGAATGGACTTTATACACACCGGAAGCAAACGCTAATAGTTGCTACTGGGAACGATTCCCATTGTATTTTGGAATAAGAGATACATCAGAAGGTATGCCACAACAAAATGTAAACATTCAATACGGAGAGGTTTGTATGTGGGGTATTCCCGACGATTCTATATCAAAGCCGGACGGTTCGCAGATGTGTTGGAGGATTAATGAAGGTTACGATAGTCAAAACACTTGTTTTGTAATCTTTTTTGAAGAAGAGCGTTTACCGTGGTTAGCTTCAAAGGTAATTGGTAATAGTTGGAGTGCGCAGGGTTGGCACCATATAGCAGTAGAATTATCATTCTATGAGCAGAATGGCGAGATATGGTCAGATGTGGTTATGTACGTTGACGGTGAGCAGATCAAAACATGGCACCAAGAATGGAGTTCAACGCGGTTTGCAAATCTTTTTTCGTTCAATGAAGAGTGGTTTACATTTATGACCGAAGATAGGTATACAAGTAATCATAACTGGTATCTGTCCGAAATGTGCATCACAAAAGGCAGAAAATATAACGGAACTTTTGAACTACCTACAAACTTTTACAAAAATTACATCACTCTAGCAAATGACGTACTGCCGGAAAAGAACCCCGAACCGAATTTTACGGAACTTGCCATTGTCAACGCGCAAGGCACAGATGCACCCGTAATGGCAATTAAGATTGATTGTGAGAGTTTGTCAAAGCCTATCTGTTTTGCTCAGAGTTATCACGATTTTGTGGCAAGAGACGAACAAGGCGAACTGCAAGAGTTTCAATCATCCGGTATTCAAATCAATCTACCGGAAAGGACAAATCAAAGCGGTTCAGCCTTATCTTTTGGAGTAGGTTCTATAAGCGGTGAAGTTATGGAATTATGCAATACTGTTATGTCCGGTGCTGTTCCATGCTATCTCACATTGTTGGAGTATTTACCGTTCGATACATCAAGAGAATATGACGGTGATACCGCAGTTTCACCTATCTATACGTTAAAGCTGTTTGTTACAAGTTGTCAGATAACCACCAAAGGTGCAACGATAACGGCAGGGTGGCACGATACGTTAAACGCAAAATTCCCATATAAAAGGTACACGGCTAAACAGTTCAAGGGGTTAAGGTATGTCTGTTAATATCGAAAAATACCTACACAATATTCATACCCCGAACGGCAGAATTTACCCACATTTAGATTGTTGGGGTATGGTTTGTTATGTTTATAAAAACGAATTAAACATCGAACTAGATTTATGTACTGACTGCCAAAAAGATACAATGACAGTCGGGTACGATAAAATCAAGGGTTCATTTACTGAGGTTAAAACACCGCGAGATTTTGATGTTATTTGCTATTTTAAGCACTCTGTTTTAGTTCATGTAGGGTTGTACATTTATGGTCATATATTGCATACTGATAGCAAAAAAGGAAGCTGTTTTGAGTCATTTAAAATGAATCCTTGCATGAGAATTTTTAGACACGAAAAAATGAGGTTGTTTTATGAAAGTTAAAATCTGTAATTGCATTGATAACAATCCGATCAGAGAGTTTGATTTAGATCAGTCAAATTTAACAATTTTAGAACTGTTAGAACACTCATTACAAAGATTGAATTTACAGAATTTAAAAGACAATGTAACCATATATTCAGACGGGCAGGAAGTACCGTGTGATATATGGTCAGTATTCAAACTGAGCAAAACAAAGTGCCTAAAATTCGTTATCAAACCGCAGGATTTTTTCAGTATTGCAATGATTATCATAGCGTTAGCCGTTGCAGTTTACACGATGGTTATGCTGAAAAAGCTGAAAACAAACGACAAAAAGCAAGAAAGCGGAAGTTCTATCTATGATCCAAACGCGCAGGGAAATAAGGCGAAGCTAGAAGATCCGATACCGGAGCAATTTGGTTTGGTTAAAGCATTTCCCGATTACATTTCAGACAAACATTATTTTTACAAAGACAATGTAAGATATTTGTCTATGTTACTCTGTCAAGGGGTTGGCTATTATGACTGGTCATTAAACACTATGTACATTGGAAGCACCCCGATTTCGTCATACGTCGGAAGTGATATTGATGTTTTAGTCGCAGATCCAAACACGGATATTTCGTCACATGATGCTCATAGATGTTGGTTCAATTCAACCGAGGTAACAAGTGCGGGAAAGGAAGTTCCGGCAACGGATAGCAACAGCAGAAAACGAGGTGAGTTAATATCTGAAACCTTTACCCTTAACGG